CCCAGCAGCAGCGGTTGAATTGTTCTCCGTAGCGCATCTAAAGGTCAACTAAACTAATGGGGAGGCTTGTATAGCTCCCCTTTTTTAAGAGGATTTATGGCAAGCACAACTACTCTTATTGGCCTCGGTATGCCGCCAGAATTGGCTAATGCCGTAGCAGATGGTGTTGTATCAGGCGCTGCAACAGTAGGCGGAAGCCTTACTGTTACTGGTGTTGTTAATGCTACAGCCGCCGGTTTACGGACCAAGCAGGCTGTTAATGACATCGTTAGCTCTACAGTCCCTACTGCAACAGAATTAACTACGTCATTCGGTTTCCCCTCCACCGTTGGTAGTGGGTTTGTTGGAGTGGTTAAAGACAACAACGAAGATACTAATTGCTATTTGGTAATTAGTAACGGGACGTCTTTTTTCTTCCTCAAATTTACTAAAGCGACTTAGTTAGTACGGGGGGAGCAATCCCCCCGCTTTTGGAGGTCTTATGCCAGACTTTACACCAAGCAACCCTGGCGCCATGTTTCCGGCGTATAAGCTTTCCAGTGTTACACCAAGTGACACCACCGTGCTTACTGGCTGCCGAGGATTATGGGTTGGCGGTGCAGGCACTGTGAATATTGTTGCTTGCAATGATACCGCTGCCGTTTCTCTTACCGTTCCCGCCGGTACTTTGCTTCCTATTTTTGTTTCTAAGGTAATGGCCGACGGTACGTCAGCAACCCTTATTGTGGCGCTGTACTAATGTTTATTGGTCTTGGCACAAGCACTGCTGGGATACAGAAAACAGGCGGCGGAGGTCCGACCTCAAACCCAAATGTCGTGGGCACCAGCAATGATGGTAACTACCCAACGGGCATTGAGTCAGGCGATCTAGTCATTGTATTTGCTACCAAAGACACGCCGTTTTCAATACCCATGGGGTTCACAAGCCTTACTAGTGGCAACAATGGCGGCAACTACTACCACATTGCTTCCCTTACAGCAGCAGGCAGTGAATCTGGTAGTATTGGAATTACCGCTTTGTCAGTAGGGTGTCTTGTTACTAGAAACCAAGCAAGCTCAACTATTGTGACAATGGTCAACAACGGCAGCTCTTGGGCAATGCTTACAGGACTGAACACCAACAGCATGATCGTTGCGGCTGGATATTCAAGCGATGGCAGTGGCAATCACGGGGGCGAAACAATCCCAGAGGGTTTTACCACGTTTGAATCTTCCGGCACTGTTATCCTGGCAGTTAAAGATGAGCCAGAGGCAGGAACCGGTTACAGTTACGATGGATTTGTGAATAGCGGAAGCGTTGCAATGTGTTATTCTATTGGTATCGGGTAACACCCTAGCTTCTTTATTTGAAAGAGGCTGTATATCAATGGAGGAAAAATGAACCAACCAAGCTACGATTATGATGCTATCATCAACCGAAAGCAGTTTAGACGCCCCAACGTGCGATTCTTTAATGCTCTCAATGAAAACAAAGTCAAAAGCCTTGAAGCTGGCCGACCTATTTATGACGAGATACCAAGCATCTCCATTCAGTTCCCTGGTGGTGATGAGACCGTCAGACGAATCGAGCCACAAGACTCCCGTCAGTACCCAAACGAATGGGCAGCCTACCAGTCAGGACTCATTCCAGTTACAGAAGGTACACCTCTTTCCGAATGGGCACCTTGTCCTGGTTCCGTTGTAAAAGAGCTAGCTCACCTTGGATTCAAAACGGTTGAGCAACTTGCGGAAGCATCAGATGCCGTAAAGCAGCGCCTGGGAACCTCAGGGCGTTTCATAAAGATGGCAAAAACTTGGTTAGACGCTGCTAATTGCACACAATCAAATGTAATGAAATTGGAGGAGCAGCTCAAACAAGAACAAGAAAGGGTGGCTAAACTACGCGATCAGGTCGAGCTTCTCATGCAGCGGGTTGAGGCTTCAGAGGGGACCGATTTGCGCGAACAACGAAAGGAGGTGATCCAATCTGCTTCCGTAGTGGTTTCTGCATCAGATCCCGCAATACTGGATGAATTGGACAACTTACCTGAACCATCGCCTAAAGGACGACTACGGAAGGTATGACTCTCGCAACCATTGTCAGCAATGTAGCCAACGAGTGTGGGTATACCGTAGAGAGCAACATTGTTGCTTCTACGGAAACCACAACTAAGCAGTTATTGGCAATGGTGAACCGTGTTAATCGTGACATCTTTGAGGCTTACCCCTGGCCCAAGTGTTACGCTTCTGGCTCCATTACCCTAGTCGGCGGGCAGAGTACCTATGCTTTGCCCGCCGCCTTTTCTTGGTTACAGTACGATACCTTTTGGAATCAAAGCGACCGCTGGCGTATCCTCGGCCCTTTGACTGTGCAGGAATACGGCGAGATCCGTGGTTACGGGTTAAACACCACTATCTATAGCCGCTTTCAAATACGGGGGATGAGCAATAACGAGCTGCTAATTACTCCTACGCCAACAGCGGCACAAAACGGGCAAATCCTTATCTTTGAATACATTGCCGACCGCTCTGTTAAGCCTAGAAACTGGGTGGCTAGCACGCCGTTTACAGCTGGCAGTTATTGTTTTAACAACGGCAACTATTACAAAACCACCGCAGGAGGCACTACAGGGGCCACAGCTCCAACGCATACAAGCGGAAGTGTATCAGATGGTGGTGTGACATGGGCCTACTATGACGGCTCCTATATGTCATTCTTAGCCGATACAGACGTGAGCCTATTCAGTGAGGCTCTTGTTGAGCAGGGCGTCAAAGAGCGCTTTGCTGAAATGCACGGGCTAACTACCATCAAGCCAACCTTTGATATGCAGCTTCATGAAGAGTTTGGGCGAGCTAAGACCGGCAAAACGATTATGGTTGCAGGGGTTAGAGCACCGGACCTGTTTGCTCGCAATAACCGAGTAGCTTTTGGAACCTGGATATGAGCCAACCAACAGACCTACCACCTGGGATGCCGCCGCAAGTGGCACAAAACCCCCAACTGTTTTTTATCTGGCTACGTCGTCAGGGCTATCCACAAGACGTGGCTATGGCGGAGACTAACAAACGGTTTGGAACTCCAAAAACACCGGAAGAACAGGCTAAACAACAACAAGGTAATCAATTAGCACAACTGGGCGGATATGTTGGTGGCACAGTGGGCGGCGCCTTAGCAGTTCAAGGAGTTAAAGAAGGCTACAACGCATTGTTTGGTCCAGCTGATGCAGCTAAACCAACTACAATGCCGCAACAGCAGCCAGTAACTCAACCGACACCAACGCCTACACAAGCAGCGCAGCCTCAACCGACCGGGCCGTCAGCCGATATGCAGCCTGTCACCGAGGTTGGCTCTGTAACTATGCCTGATGGCACGCCGGGAAAACTAATGTCAGATGGCGCACAAATTGGCGACAATGGTCAAATTATAAAGCCAGATGGCAGCTATGGCGGCTCTTTTAAAGGTCAAGCACTTGCTGGTTTGCAGGTAGCAGGTGGAGCGGCTCAAGCATACAACGGTTACCGGCAGTTTCAGAGTGGAGAAAAGCTGGGCGGTGCTGCAAACATCGCTGGCGGCGCGTATAATGTTGCAGCTGGAACGCAAGCCTTGGCCGGTGGGGGAACAGCTGGATCTTTAGGGGCGTACGCTCCTGGGGTTGGTACTGCCGTGGCCGCTGCTCAAATCGGGCAGCAAATGATAAGTGACAAAGGCTCAAGTGCAGATAGAGCTGCAAAAGCACAAGCCGAAGCACAAAAGGCAGCTTTACTTTGGATTCCTGGTTACGGTTGGGTAGCCTATGCTGCTTTGGCTGGTTTAGACGCTGCTACTGGCGGCAAAGCTACCGAAAGTTTGATGAAATTTAATAAGGCACATGACAAGTTTACTGATAGAATTGATTTTGGTTTAGGAAAAAATATCCGAAGCAAGCTGTTTCATCAGTCGACCAAGGGAACACAGGAAATGCACAGTGGGCAACTGATGCAGCAATCTGATGATCCTCAATGGCAAAATTACGTGGGCGCAATGCGAGCGCAAGTCGCAGAGGGACCAAAAGACAAAACCAAGCCTTTTGCTGGCAAATACAAAACATTCAATGAGTATAAGGAAGCAGGATTAGAAGCGGGAGACCTTACCGGTGTATATGGTAACCTTGATGCTTTTAAACCCGATTATGCCGAAAAAGCCGGTGTTCCTAATTGGTCTCAACTTAGCTTTGAGCAACAAAAAGCGGTGACACAACGCCTAATCAATGAGGATATGTACTCTTCAAAAAAGGGTGAAGTTGTCATTGCTGATAAAGAAAAAGCTCGTAGAATCTACGAAGAAATGGCTCAAACCCAGTTTGGTGTGCCACAATCAGAAAATTCGCAATCTGCGGCAATAGTGCCTCGGCCCGGCAAAGGGCAAGTGGCACGTCAATCGCCAGGACTATATCGAAATGATAGAGGTGAATTAGTTCCGGGTAAAAGCATGAAGGAAGCTCTGCAACGGGCTTATGAAGCGCCTAGTAAATCAAAGAGGAAATAATGGCTAAAAAACAAGGTTCAAAGGGTGGAGCATTAGCAACATCGCCAAGACGGCAAAAACTTGAGCGGGTAGACTATGGAGTTTATCGCAATCAAAAGGGGCAGCTTACTGGTCCGGGTGGACGGGTATTGCCTAATCAGCCTTCCCGGCAGCCAGACCGTATGGGGCAGTCTTTGGCGGAGGCACTGCAAAGTGTGCAAGGCCCGGGACCTCAGGATCAGATGAGCCAGATGGCACAATCAGGTGCAAGCATGGACCAGATTGCTCAGGCAGCCGGGCGGCAAATGGGCGGGATGGGCAACCGGCCAACTGGACCGATTAGCCCAGAGCAGATGGGTCAAATGATGGGCGTTGTATCAGGGCAGGCCAATGCCCCAACTGCGGCTGATGTGGCAGCTTTTGGTCAGGGCAATCTGTCCACCCGACCTACTGGTCCTTTATCCCCAGCTGAAATTGCTCAGATAACGGGGATGAAAATGGACGCAGCAAAGCCAGGCCAGCCAGTCAGCGTGCCATATCCCGGCGGCACTATGATAAATAAACCAATGCCAGCTCCTTCTGCTGCTGATATGGCAGCGGCAGGCTTTGGGCCATCAGCCAATCAGGGCGGACGTTATAGGCTGTCCCCAGGGGTTTACGGTACCAAGGAACAAGCAGACAGAGCTTATCAGCAACAGTTAATGAACGCAGCTAGAACTGGCTTCTCTGCGGCTAAACCACAAGTTCGTAAAGGCTAAGAATGTCGCTCCAAGGTCTTACAGTATCCGCCCCTTACGGCGGTCTTGATGTGGTCACACCAATCGACCGCATGGAGGAGCAGTACGCCTTGGAGCTGGTAAACATCTTCCCAGGACCAAGCGCTCCTTCTGTTAGGCTTGGGTATAAATCATGGAAGGGTGTTGCAGGCAGTAACGTTCAGACTCTTGGCACGTTAGTTAAGGGCGACGGTACACAATACCTTATTGCAGCCTATGGCGCTTCTAGCAATGTTAGACTGGTTGCGTGGGATGTTAATAAGAACGAAACTGCTTTAAACCCTGGCGTTACACTTTACACCTCTCCAGAGTTTAACACGGTTGTGTACAACAATCGTATTTACTTTTGTAACGGGGCTGATACGCCTCTTTATTGGGATGGTAATGCTGCAAGTGTAAGCAATGTGACCTTTACCGGCCCTACCTCAATGGCGTCTTTGGTGAATGTTACCGCGTACAAGGAACGCCTGTACTTTGTTGAACAAGGCACAGCAAAGGTATGGTACGGCGGCCTGCAAGTAACCGGAACAGGTGGCACGCCTGCACTCACCGCATTTGATTTTAGTTACGTCTTTACCAGAGGCGGACGCCTTGTTGGCATTGGCAGTTATTCTAATACTGCCAACCTAGCAACCCAGGAGTATTTTTGGGCTTGCAGCAGTGAAGGTGAGATTGTGTTTTACACCGGCACCTATGCAGGAGACCCGACAACATGGGGTATTGTAGCACGCTATTTTATCGGCGCCCCAATGAGCTATCGTTCTTTTATCAGAGTTAATAACGATGTGTGGGTTATTACCCGGCAGGGGGTCGTGCCACTATCGGCTTTGTTCCAATCCGACCCAGAACAAGCACTCTATACAGTCAGTTATCGCGTTAATCCCATCATTAGCAAATGGGCTAATACCATTGGGTTTGACCACCAATGGCATGGCTTTTTTTGGCCACAGGGCAGGCGGGTTTACATAACAGTCCCGACTAGTGGAGAAGGCGGATTCTTCCTTGTCTACTCAATCGACACCAAAGCATGGACTACGTTTAAGCTAGTCAACGACAGCGATATGTTGTGCTCCGTTCTGTTTAACAACAAGCCGTTTTATGGCAACGTTAGTGGAACGATTTGGGAAGGAGAAACTGGTTATGTTGATGCAGCAAGCGCTGGATCTACTGAAGCCAACTTCAACAACTCAATCAAGTTTGCAGGCCGCATGGCGTACAACTTCTTCGGGTCTCGGGGCAACTACAAGGCTTTCAAAGATATTAGGCCGTTAGTTCGCACGCAGAAGGGCCTTACGTTTAACCTTGGCCTTGACACCGATTTTAAGGTATCGCCTACAGTCTCAACTGTTACACTGAATCCGGGAACGTTTACGCCTTGGGATAGCCCCTGGGATAGTCCTTGGTCAGATGATGTGGAATACGTTTATGACCGGTTCGCAGCTAAAGGCCAAGGACACAATGCGTCCATTCGGTTTGGTGGGGCAGTAAAGGATGCACCGTTGGAGATGTACGGGTTTGAAATACGTTTTGATGTTGGCGGGCAGGTATAACTATGGCAACACGAAAAGGCAAAGATCGCGACAACAAAGGTGGAGCAATGGCAAAGGATCCGCCTAAGCCTCCATCCACCGGGCCACGAGACCCAAAAGAGATGGACCGCTACAAGCGCAATCAGGACATTCTAAAAACAGCGGCTCCTGGCAGTCCAGAATATGCAAAAGCCTATGAAGGACTAAAACGTGTTGGTGAGATGTATGGGCTGAATTGGCAACAGCATGTGTCGAAAGGAGCGCCTGAAGTGGCTCAAGCAGCTCCAGCGGCTGAAGCAACTCCTGCTTTTGCGCCACCTACTAATCTCCCGCCGGAGTTTACCGCAGAAGTGCCAAAGCCCCCGCCGATTGTTGGCCCTGGCCCTACACCTCCTGGAGAAGAGCCGCCACCTCCGGGAGAGCCTGATTTTGAAAAACTCATTGCTGAAGGTTTAGGGGGGCTTTCTAGCAGTATGGGTATTATTCAGAATCAGGGGGCTTTCCAACCTGGAGACTTCTCTGCTCAAATGGAAAAGGCCCGGCAGAATGTCATGGGACAGTTTGAACGACGCACCCAAGAGGAGTTTGGCCGTCAGAACTTAGCCACCCAGCAAGCCATTGTAGAGCGGGGGCTTGACCCTAATAGTGAGGCAGCGCAAGCTCTTATGAGGGCTAACACCCAGCGGCAGGATCTGGCACGTCAGGAAGCCATGAGCGCAGCAGAGCAAGCCGCTCAGGGCGTACAGGCACAAGCCTACGGACAAGCTGCCCAGACGTGGGGAATGCCGTTTCAAGCCATGCAAGCGTACATGCCGTTCTATCAGGGCCAAATGGGCCAGATTAGCCAGCAGACTGATGCTGCTAACAGAGAGCGACAGATGGCGCTTGAAGCAGGGTACGGCCAGATGTCACAGCAACGTGCTGCGCAAATTGAGTCAGTTTTGCGGGCCACGAACTTTGAATACGAGAAACAACTCCGTGAACGTGGCTACAGTGCCGATGCGGCTGCCCTTAAAGCTAAAGCTGAGTATGACAAAGCACTGGTAAAGCTACAAGCACGATTGAAACCAGCAGGTGGTGGCGGCGGCGGAAATGCAAACGCTTATGAATCAGCTCTTGATAAATTGTTCTTAGCGGAGCTTGAAAAGCAGAAAGGCCAAGGACAAGGAGCTAGTGCAACAAACGCAGCCATTGGTGGATTTGCGACGGGCTTCGGCCAGGGATTAGGCGCAGGGATTGCAAAATAATATGGCAGATGACTCACTCTTTTACTATCCAGGCAGTGAATCCATTTATGGATTAGCTGGTTCAACACTGGCACAGTCATTACCAGCGTTGGTCAATCCTTACGCTTCGGCAGGGCAAAACCTAGCAGTCACGCTAGGTGGAGGCCTAGTGGCAGCTCTATTGGGTTTTAAGGCCCGACAGGACGCCAATGAGGCGGGCATTCGCACGCAGGAGCTAGCCAATGCTATGCTATCGGCAGACAGTCCAGCGGCACGGCGCTCCATTATTGAAAGCGCTCCAGGGGGTTTCTTTGAGCCAAACGTACAGGGTCGGTTACTGAAACTAGACACTGTACTCACAGAGAATGAATTGAAAGCGCAGCAGGCTGCCCGACAACAGCAGAGAACGCTTGAGACACAAGCGCAAATGCAGCTTAGTCCTTTAGGCCAGGCATTGAATCAGCAAGAGATTGCGAATGCAGTTGAAAAGCAACGTCAGCTTTATCAATTACAGGGCGAACCAGGAATCAGCAATATTCTAGACCAAGAAGCCGAACGGAGACGGCGACAAATTAGTGGCACACTAACACCGGAAGATTTTGCTGCACGTCGTACTGCACAATTAGAGGCAGAGGCTGCTTTTAAAGCTGGCCCAAGTTATGCAGCTGTACAAGCGGAAGAATTAAAACGCAAACAAGCAGGTTCAGACATAATTGAAGAACGAACAAAACGATTACGCGAACAGGCCACCAAAGATGCGGAAGAGCGTGAAAGGCTTAAACAACAGTTAATAGGGGAACGAGATCTAAATAGGCAACAACAGGAGATGAACAATTATGCTAAAAAGAAAGCCATAGATCTTGAAACAAGTTTACAGGACCAAATCCAAAAACTTGGCATTCCGTCTCGGGAATATGTTTCAACAATAGCAGAGCGACAAAAGCTAGTTGCTGAAGTGGATGCTCTAGCCGCACGATGGGAAGCCTTAAATGGTGGCAAGGGAGCTTCTGCACTTGAAGTAAAAGCCAATCTCAATAACTCAAACACCGAAATCGGAGATCTCCGCAACCAGGTTTTAGCCAAGATTGGTTCATTTATTCAGCTCAACGGCTTGAGTAAGGCTCAGTCCGATCTTGATACTAAACTGTTCATGCGCAGCATCTTTGGCGAGTTTTATGGCATGGAAGGTGTCTTGGATTCTAAATCTATCGCAGAGAACATCCGCAGACAGGTGCCGGACCGCGCTCGTATTACCGTTGATGATGCAGTTGCACAGTGGCGCAATACAATAAACAGGGCATTTCAAACGAACCCTGCAATAGCAGAACGGTTGCCAACAGACCCGACAATTCAATCTGCATTAGGACGGCAAGCTGCTGATGAAACAAAACTGCCAACAATCCAATCCTACAGAACAATGTTCTCGGATAACCTACGAAAAGAAGCGCAAGCCATTGGCGCTTCCAATCTTCCACAAGAAGAGAAGGTAAGACGATTGCAGGGCATAAAGCTCCAATTACAGGCCCTGGGTGACCCGACAAATGATGCTCTACAACAACAGGCAGCCGGTATTCTTCCATAGAGGCAAATATGGATCCAAACGATGCAATCTCTGAAGTAGATCGCCTGCTTGCCGACCTTGGGGCAGCTCCTGCGCCGCAGGCCGCCGCTCCAGTTATGGCTGCACCAATGGCTACTGCTGCGCCGACAGCAGCTAATAGCCTAGCCGCTGCTTTAGGTCCAAAGCCACAAGAAAGTGGTTGGGGTAAATGGTTGGCTAGCAGAGCAGGCGACGTGTTTGGTGGAGTAGCGCTTGCAGGTGGCGGGCTTATTGACCTTGGTCTTGCTGCGCCTACATTCTTGGCAAACAGAGTAGGAGCCGATTTGCCATACTTCCCAACCAGTGAGTACATTGGCGAAGGATGGCCGCAAACAATGCAGACGGTGGGGCTTGAGCCGTCATCAGCGCTTCAGACAGCAACCTCCTGGATGTTTCCATTAGCAAAGGCCGCTAAGGGGGCGCAAGTGGTTGGCGGTGCCGTAGGCTACGGAACCTCTGAGCTTGCTAAAGCGCTAGCTCCTGAAAGCGCCCTTACTCAAGTAGTTGCACCAATTGTGACTGGAACTCTTGCCCAAAAAGCTGCTGGCAGCAGAGCGCTTGGCGTGTTGGCAGGTAATAAAGCAACCATCGACAACCTTGCAGCTGAAAGGGTTGCTAACATTCTTACACCAGAACAAAAGACAACCCTTGCTGAAGCATTACAAGCTGGCGAAAACATTAGCCCAACCGGAGCCGCTCGAACATTGGCGGGTGTCGTACCTGCGCCAAATGTCGCAGCAGCACAAGCCGCAGTCGGTCAAAGTGCCGTTGGCCAACCAATTATTTCAGAAGCAACGGACTTGTGGAAACAGAATTTGGACGACGCTCTGCGGGCGGTAGGCTTTGATGTGAATAGGCTGGATGTAGAGGAAACCGCCGCCAAAGTGTTAGCTGAAAAACAGGCCAAAATTGTTGCAGGGCAGCAGTTAAACCCCGAAACGTTTGGCATTGTTCCCCAAAAAGGAGAACTAGCCGAAAGCGTCCGAAGCATGGCGCAATCCCAACTTGAGCAACGCGCTGAAGAGGTTAAACAGGCTGCCGAAACCTTAGGGATTCCTACCAAGCCAATAGACCAAGCTGCAACAGGCAAAGCATTGCGAAGCAAGCTGGAAAAAGCACGCGAAAAAGCTAAAGCCGTTGAACAAACGTATTGGCAATCAGACAAAATAAATTTTGCGCAACCGATTGATTTGCAAAAATTTGCCGTTGATACCTTAGAAACTTTGAGTGAGTACACGCCCGACAAAATTGGCCCCAACAGCTCTATAACGGAATTAAAAAAACGTTTGGTTGAGCTTGCTCCAGATGCAGAAGGCAACGTTGTTCGCGAAGGTACAGTTAAAGATTACAAAGAACTGTTTGAATTAGCCTTTAATGCTAAACGCGACAAAAGCAATTTTAAGGATACCAAATTGCTTGGTCGTGTAAGCGCAATATACAACAAACTTGCAGATTTCAATTTTGAAGTATCAAAAACGGCATCACCTGAAGCTAAGCAGGCCATCCAAGCCGTAAATGAAGCCAGAAGCGCAACAAAAGCTTACTATGAAAAATGGGGTCGTGGCGCCGTTGGTCAAATTTTAGCGACTAAAGGCGGAGAGTTTCAGCTAGCAGCAGAGAAGGTTGCCGATGCTTTACTCAAAAAAACTGAAAACGTTGAAAAGCTAGTCAGAGATTTTGGTGGCAAAACAACCGCGCCGCCCATAATTGGCGCACGCAAAGAGCTACTGTCACGGCTCAATCGGCAGGTTGCGCCTGATAAATTCTTGGCTGAAAACAAAACGTTGTTTAAAACATTGTTTGGCGACGAATTTGAACAATTACAAAGATATGCTACCCAAAAGCAGGCGCTTACGGGGTTTGAACAATATCAGTCAATCACTGATTCAATGATTCCCCGCAAAGTGTTTGCAGACGAAACTAGTGTGCGAAATTTTGTTGATGCTTTTGGTGGACTAGAAGATGGTTTCTACATTGAAGCAGCAAAGGGAACCATTCTTGGCGATTTACTCAAACAAAGCAAAGGTGGCTCCCTAGTCGAAACATTACAACAAAACGAAAACAAGTTACGTCTACTGTTTCAAGATCAGTTTAACCGACTGATGCGGGCCGCCCAGGTTCATGACGAAGCTAAGGCCGTTACATTAAAAGAGGCATTGCAAACTCCAGAAGCAGCAGGCCGCGCCATCACCGACAGTGACGTCCAAGAATGGCTGCAAAAAGTGTTTGTAGGAAAAGTCATTAAAGAAGGCAAACAAACAGTAGCTACTGGCGGGCCAAGAGGGTTTCAGGAAGCCTTGAGTCAGCGCATGGGTGTAGCCGAAGTACTGTATAAAGAAGGTGATCTTTCACAATTACAAAGCACGTTAGATGACCTTCAGCGATTTGATGACGTTAAAAGCTTGGCAAAACAATCGGCCTTAGGCGGATCTCCTACTAATCTTTGGAGTACAGTCCTTGGAGCGCTTAAAGATCCAGGTGGTTTTATCAAAATGGTTTCAAAAGCTGGCACTGCTGTTTCAACAGGATCGGCGCTTTATACCGTGGCAAATTTATGGAAAGGAGATTTGCCAAAAGTTGCTAAAGGCATAGTCAGCTTGGTTGGGGGTGCTGGCATGTCCGCTTTGGCTAAAACTCGCGCAGACCAGCTTGCAAAAGCAGAGGCCATGATCTTTGCAAACCCTAAGCTCCTAGAGGCAGCGCTTGCGCCACCAACAGAAGAAAACGTTCAGCGCTTCATTAAAAGCCTGGAAGCGATGGGAGTATTAACCGCAAAAGCAGGTGCAAACACTACGCGGGAAGAATCCAAGCAGAATGCAGCAGCACAAGAGCCTGCAAAGCCTATAGCCAGCATGGAACCAAAAGCTACCGGCGCTCAAACAAACTCAGATGCCCTGCTGAAAGAGATTATGGATATGGCTATCCCGTCAGCTGGAGCCGAAGAGCGTCAGCCAACGGCTGCATCAACAACCGTAAAAGGCACCAATGTAACTGTACCTACAGGTCAATCATACGCTCCACCTAGTTTAGTGAAGGCGGTGATTCAAGCAGAATCACGAGGGCGGCCTTATGCGGTCAGCAAGAAGGGAGCTGGTGGCCTGATGCAGCTTATGCCTCAAACAGCTAAGGCGTTAGGCATAAACCCTGCGGACAGGTTTGATCCTCAAACCAATGTAGAAGCAGGGAGCCGATACCTCAAGCAGATGCTAGACCGCTTTGGTTCTTATGAGCTGGCACTGGCGGCCTACAACTTTGGGCCAACAGCGGTAGCTAAGCGCTTGAAAGCCGTTGAGCAGGACAACAAAAAACCAACATGGAACAACATCAAGCACCTGGTTCCTGCGGAGACCCGGGCTTATGTGGCAAACGTAACAAAAAACATCGGATAGGAGAGTCATGCCATTTTCAGGTGGAACATATACAAAGTGGAACAGCGCTAGCGGTGGCTGGGTTGGAGATAAAACGGCTGGCACTGGCATATTGGCGACTCGTCATGATTCTCAGGATGACGATTTTGCTACGGCTATCAACAGCTGCCTTACTAAGACAGGCGCTAATAGCCCTACAGCTAACATCAACTGGGCCGGGTACAAGATTACTAGCTTGGGTAATGCTACTACCAGCGGCGATGCAGTAAACCTTGGGCAGCTTCAGGTAGCCAGCGGGTTCTACCTGGACACAGTGAACAACCGGGTTGGAATCAATCAGACTAGTCCAACTGAAAAGCTGCACCTCAACGGCGTGGTCAGAATCGACGCAACTAGCGCGCCATCTTACGACGGTGCTATGCGCTTTTGGAGCGAATCCGGGTTCGGTAACCGTTATGACGGCACAGCGCATCGGTGGGACATAGGGAACGGTCCAAGCCGAGTGGAGGGGATGCGGCTTAATAGCGCTGGACAGGTAATGGTGAACACCACCACCACTCAACTTTTCGCTACTGCAAAAGCGTATATTGAAGCCACCGGCACTGATCATGGGCAGGTTGTTCGGGTAGCAGACAAGGATGCCGCATGTTTGGGTTTAGATAATCGCGCAGCAGCCGGCACACGAGTCCTGATGGCTTTTTATGAGGGTGGATCACTTAGAGGAACGATTACACACGACGGCGCAAATACATCATTCAACACGAGCTCAGATTACCGACTGAAAACGTCCGTAGAAGAGTTAAGTGATGGGTTGGCTACCATTCAACAAATCAAACCGCGCAAATGGAAGTGGATTGCAAACGAATCAGATGGCATCGGTTTTGTTGCCCATGAGCTCCAAGATATTGTTCCTCAAGCCGTCACAGGGGAAAAGGATGAAATTGACAGCGCAGGCAATCCGCGCTACCAGGGGGTCGATTCATCCAAACTGGTGCCATATTTGGTGGCTGCGGTGCAGGAGCTTTCAGCAAAGGTAACAGCACTTGAGGCACGATATGAATCTAAGGTTGGTTAGGGTTTCTGAGGTTTTAGGCGTCACTCTCGGCATCTTGTGTGTCGAGGGGATGCCGGAATTTTGCACGCTAGAAGAGGCTTGGCGGGACAACGAGCGGCAGGTCTCCTGCATCCCGGCAGGCACGTACACGGTGAAACGGGTAAACAGTCCTAAATTTGGATTAACGTTTGAGGTGACCAATGTTCCGGCCAGAAGTAATATTTTATTTCACTCCGGCAATACTCATCGGGATACTCTTGGTTGCATCCTTATTGGAACGGTATTCGGGAAGATAGACAAAGACCCTGCGGTGCTGAACTCAAAAGCAGCGTTCGCTCGGTTTATGCAAATGATGGGGGGTAAAACAGAAGCGCAGTTAAGCATTATTGATACGTGTATTGGAGGCAGGTGCCACTAATGACCGAACAAAACATTGCAGAGCTTAGGTACTGGCTCGACATCGCCATCAAAGCAATCATTGGGGTCGTAATCAGCGTCGTTGGGCTGGATTACAAAGCCATGAAGAATAGCCTTACCGAACTGGAGCACACCAAGTATTCGCTTACTGCGGAGGTAACCTATCTCCGCAGAAACCTGTCTACGATTGAAAACAGGCTGGAGCGCATAGACAGCAAGATTGACAAGGCATTAGAAAAATGAGGGCGCTACTGTTAGTGCTACTCCTCTGGGTTCCGATGGCGTACGCTGAAGGAGCCAGTTACCTTGGCCTTTGCAATCCTTCCTGGCCTTGTGGTCTTACCCTTACCACCTGGGGGAAGGGGCCCATAGTTACGGGCTGGTTAGAGGAATCATTCGGCTCCCGCTGTAATTGCGCCAACCGCATCCTCAAAGACCCGCGCCCCAAAATCATCCGGGTACACCTCACCAACCTCACCTGCGTCCGCGGTAATCGCTTTTGTGGCCGCCATGAGTTTATGTTTGGCTTTACCCCTAGACGGATGAGTAAACGGCTCATAACGGGCAACAGGCGGGTCATAAAGCGCTTTGAGAAGCCGCTGCGCCGCTTTGCTCAACGTATCGCTGGGGTACAAAACCTTGAATGTTACGTGAGCCCATCGTTGGAGTCGACGCTGCATGATGACGCCAGGCTTAAACTGTTACAGCTTACTGCTGCTGCTCTTCCTAATTGTCGTCTTGTGGACAACATTGTGGCCGGCCACTGCCTGCCAGGTACCATCTGTGAGAAACACGGAATCAATCCTAGCCCTCATCAGCCGTGTATAGCGGACCTAGACGGCGTAGACGGAAGGCAGGTAGATCTCAACCAGTACCTAATCAATTCCAGTCATTGTATAATCAGGTACTACTGGGAGCCTAAAATGAATTGCATCAGTGACAAGTTTATCCTGCCCAATGAACGGGCGTGCAATCTTGGTCGTAACTTCTTCAAACGAATAGGAGCTATATGCCAATCGTTAAAAGTATCGTAAGACACCTCCTCACCCTAAGCGCAGGCTGCCTTATCACTGTTGGAGTATCAGAGTCCGATGCTACCAGCCTTGTTAATGCTTTAGAGCCGATAGTGTCGGGAGTTCTACTCTATAGTGTTGGGCAAGCTTGGAGTCTATTTGATAAACGCTCTGAGTAAACGTCTTGAATTTGAGCGGCTCAACGAGCTCGGTTATCTCTGCAAAGACGCCGATGCTCTTTGCCCATTTGAGGGATTCCTCATACTTGGCCGCTACCTGCTCCCGGATGGTGTACATCAGCACATCACTGGCCTCACACATGTCAACGATGTAGTGCAGCGTCCATTGTTCAGGCGGCCCAAAGAAGAAGCGCTCCAGCTCTTGCAGGCTTTGCAGGATGCTGCGCCGATTGTGGAACGTGAGCTCCGTGCCGATGCGCTCAAAACGAGCTTTGCTTGTCTCGTTGTGATTGCCACCCAGGTACTGATAGAAATCAGCGTAGTCTATAAATGCTCGCTCCACCACCGCCAGCCATAGGTGCTGCTCGGGGCTGCCCTTGGTCATTAGCCAATGGGTCTCAGGGTTCGTTCCGGATGTATCGCTTGCACTCATCGAGGGCCTCATCTGCACTATACGCAATTACCGCTTTATAACCCAATTCGCCTAACCACTGAATCCATTTGAGCTGGAGCGGCGTAGGCCGATTTGGCTTAACCTTCATCTCAATAAATAGCCCGTGATACAGGTCAGACGGTATGGGGAAGAACAGGTCCGGAACACCGGGCCGCACACCGCAGCGGCTTAGGGTGATCCGTCTCTGGATGCTGCACTTGCCTTCATTAGCAATATGAAAGCCTACGGACCAGATCCTACTAGCATTTGGTTGCAGCGCTTCAATCCGACACAGCTCAAAGAACAACATCATCTGCTGCTCCTCGGGGCCATGTTTGAATTTGCTAGTTTTCGGTTTCAGTTTGAACGCCATAAGCTATTGGCTCCCATGGTAATGCTATTGCAGTCCACCAAGACGGCGGTGTCTTGCCGTAATACTCAACAGTGTACACGGCGTGGGGATAGCCCGCATAGTAGCCATGAAGCGCCCACATCGTTGTTTCGGCCTGGTAGTAGGCCGTCATCACCTGCGGCGCTCCTAGGTCATCCTGGTACGTTACAAGCAGCAGCTCGTCATGGGTAGGCGGTGTCCAATCCTCCACTGCTACCCAATCCGGCAGGTATTCACGGTAAATGTTCATTGTTCTACTCCTTTGGTATCTCAGGGCATTCCATCCAATAACTGGTTTTTGTCCAGCGCATGTAATCAGCGGCGTGAGAGTTTTGAACCCAATCCTTGCCGTCCCATTCGTCCATTGCGATATACCGCCCAGGTATTTTGAACGGGTTTGTGAGCACCACAAAATACTCGCCCGGCTGAGACGGTAACGCATCTTTGACGCTAATCCATTTACTCATACGCCCTCCTCCGGTAATTCTGGCAGCGGCATCCAGTGAGTCGCCACATCCAACACCTTTAAAAACAATCGGGGCCGACTACACATAAAATATGGGTCAATGTCATGTTCCAGTGTGCGCTCTCCAAAATAAACGATTCTTGGCCCGTGCCACTCATTTGATGCGGCCACTACAAACTCTTCTAACGGCGGCAAGCGTTCCTTGACTGAAATCCACTCACTCATTCTTCCTCCTTTGGTAATTCGAATAATGGCGCCCAACGCGCAAACGTATTCCAATGTGATGCTTTGGTACTCTTAGCCATATGCTAAAATATCTTAGGCTCATCTTTGATGTCATTGGTTGTATACAGCAGTTTAACATCAACGTTTTCAAGCTCATTAAACAATGCGTCTATATAACCAAGAAGTGTTTTGTTTATTGCGCTTTTCAGCTTACAATACGCATCTTCTATGACATCATCACTGGGGTCGGTATGCAAACTAATCCCAGACGTTATTCTCCTATCCATGCTAACTTCTAAAATCATGGCTTGACCTACGTATTTGACGCACCCACTAAACGGCCCGGAAGTTGCAACGTTTTTTATGGGAGCATCTTCAGAAAACGGGATAGTTTTATTACTCATTTGCCCTCCTTCGGTAATTCTGGCAGCGGCATCCAATGCGTAACGCCGCTTTCCCTGAAAAATCCATCTGCGGCATAGTACGGACACAGTTGTATCCGCTCATGCTGCACCACCAGATACCAGCCACTCTCGCTCGGCAGCTGCTCCGCTACATTGTTCCACGTCATTCAACCCTCCACACGT